ACTTGGGAACCAGTTGAGGCCAGGGGCGACTACCTACTTGCGTGTTGGGAAGTGGCCGTGGAGAACATCCAGCCTTTTATGAAAAGCCTCTCTGCTCAGTTCGCGGGTATCATGCAAAAGCTCACAAGTACCCTAGCACCGAGGCAGTAGAAGATGAGCTGCTGATTTACTTCCGGTTGGTCAAGGCCGGATATGCTCCGACAGTGAGGGAGGCCGCACAGATGACCGCACGAGAAGTTCTCCAGGCACTACACTACGAGAAGTTCATTTCTGACTACGAGGCAGCTTTCGTGGAGATTAACCGCGAATGAGAATTGCAGAACTCTTCGTTGGAGTTGGGTTACAGGGTGCCGAGCTAGTCGCCAAAGGACTTGGCGGTATCAAGTCTGGGTTCAAGGGAATTGCCGAGGCATCGCTTGAGTCTAAGGCCGCCGTCGTTGCTTCAATCATCGCCCTTGAAAGATTGACCGGATGGGCATCCCAGATGGGACTAAGCCTTCATCAGTACAATGTGCTGACTGGTCAGTCTACGGAAAATCTACAAAAGTGGCAGTACGCAGCGAATAGATTTGGCGTGTCTGCCGATACCGTTCAATCGTCAATGACCTCTCTCTCCGATGCAGTCGAAGCCTTCAATCGAACTGGAGCAGATCTACCAAACATTGGACAGATCTCTGATGAGCTAAACAAGAAGGGTCTCGGAGGTATTGACAGAACCAAGATGCGTGAGACTGCCTATCTCATGGAGAAGTTCCGACAGTTCGCGCAGAGTGCTCCAGCATCGACCGTGAAAAATATGCTCACACCTTTGGTTGGCGGAGAGATGGTCCTTGCTCTCCGACAGATCAACTACGAGGTCGATAAGCTTGACCATAAGGGATTCAATCAAAGACAGATCAAAGCACTCACGGATATCAACAAGCAATGGACGGATTTTTGGTACCGCCTAAAAATGATTGGTGGTGCGTGGGTTGCCGCAGGAGGTGGTTTACCAGTACAGATCTTGAACGAAGCCTTGAATGTAATCATCAAAGGCGTTCACTGGCTAGATAAAATGATGGAGAAGTTTGCAAGCCTAAAGATTTTAATCGCTGGTTTGGCGGCGGCAATATTTTTAATGGTTGCTCCGTTTGCTATAATTCAAGCAATTGTCGCAGCAGTCATCTTTGCTTTATCAGAGCTTGATCGGTTGATGAATGGAAAGAAAACTAGAACGGAAGAGTTCTATAATACGACCGTAAAGAAAGCGATGGCAGAACTTCCAGGCCTTGGAAACAAAGCAATGGATCTGGCATCGCAAGGCGGTTCATGGGTGTCTGATAAAATCTCTTCGCTCATTGCTCCGACTCCACCATTGTCTGCCGTGGGTGCTGGCGGACAAAATCTCACAGCAAATACGACACAAAATTTCTATGGTCCTGTTGATGATCCAAACAAAGTAAAGAAAGCTGGAGCTGACGGTACGTCTCAATCAATCAGAGCAGCAGCGGCAAAAAATCAAGCAGCGAGGAAAATCAATTGAATTTTGGAGCAACCTCAAACATTGTTTCCAAGGTAGCCGCTGGATCTGCTCTCGTGTCCGGACTGTCATCTATTTTCCAACTTTTGATCGTAACCCCAAAGTATCAGGGGATCACTCCACAAATAGACGGTGAGAAAAGTTTCTTTTTCCACTTCGAGGGAGAAAATACAGTCTCTCAGACTGCGGACGTTACCGATCATTATGTTGAAGACAACGCGGCGATGCACGATCACATCACATTGCGCCCAGAGGTTGTTACAGCACAGGGTTACATTGGAGAGTTGAATACGACAGTTCCTCAGTCTCTTGAGGCTTTGGCCACTGCCGCAAACAAATTAACCACGCTCTCTCCATTCTTACCGGCAATCTCGACAACGGCTCTCATTGCGTACAATACCGCGTTTCAACTTTATCAAACTGCCAAATCAGCAGCAAACGCTGGAATAAGCGCATTTGCGACAATCTCTGGTGACTCTACTGGATCATCAACAGAAGCACAGATTATTGCTGGCCAGGAGAACAAGCTTCAGACCCAACAGCAAATTGCATACGCAAAGTTCTATCGATACTTTGTTAACCGAACTTTGTTTACGGTACAAACTCCGTGGGCATTGCATCAGAATATGATCATTCAGTCCATGAGGGTTACTCAGAGCGAAGAAACAACGATGATCTCAGATTTTGAATTATCGTTCAAACAACTTCGATTTGCATCGACCTCTTCTGGTAATGTTGCCGTTGCCGCCTCTCGGGCGGCGTCGCAACAATCAAAGATCGAGGATCAAGGACCAAAACCATCTGTTCCAGCTACCAAAAGTTTTCTATCGTCACTTGGCGGGATGATCACGAAGTTCGGGAGCGGAGTATGAACCAAGTACAGTCTATCAGTGCTGCGGCAAAACAAAAGCAGACTGTCTTGTTTGACGATGGTACTCAAATGGAATTATTGATTGAGTACAAACCTCTCCAGCTTGGGTGGTACATCACGTCCCTGACGTATGGAAACTTTGAAATAACAGGACTTCGGATTGTCACAAGCCCGAACATGCTCCATCAGTATCTAGGTCAAATACAATTTGGACTGGCTTGCGAAACTACGGACAATCAGGAGCCAACCCTACAAGAAGATTTTTTACAGGGACGGGCTTCGCTTTATGTTCTCACCCTAGCCGAAGCCACTCAATATAAGGAATATCTGAGTGGAAAAACGGTTTCGTAATTACGAACTACGCATCAAGCTTGTTAGCGGTCAGGAGATAAAAATATTTCCTCCACTAACGCTTGAGTTTGAAATTGTTCGAACTGGAATGGCCGAGGGTGGTAAAGCAACCCTTCGAGTATACAACTTAGGCAAGATACTCAGAGAGTCAATCAAGCAGGACTTTAACGAGACGATCCAGCATATCGGAGTTGAGTTATACGCTGGATATGAAGATAGCCCACCAATGATTTTTAAGGGTGACACCTCTCGCGCATGGTCAGTTCGAGAGGGAACAAACTGGATAACTACCCTTGAGTGTTATGCCGGATTGTCTGCCGTCTTAAATGCTACAATGCATAAAACCACGAGTGCTGGTCAGACACACTCGGAGATTTTTCAGGATATTATAAAATCAATGGAGAGCTATGGAATAAAGCTTGGTGCCATTGGCGACTTCAAAAAGAAAACACTTAGAGCCACTGCAATGAATGGGAACGCGAACTCTCTCCTGCGGGAGTTGAGCGCACAGGGATTTTTTACAGATCTTGGTAAAGCATATGTATTGAAAGAGTCCGAGTATCTTGACTATGGTGTGTATGAAATAAATAGTGGGTATGGGATTCTCAGCACACCGATCACAAGCGTCAGTCATGTTATGGTGGATATTATTTTTGAACCTAAAATAATGCTGTATCAAATGCTGTTTTTGAACGCTGAGACTCTCGTCGGCCATTACAAAGTTACTTCTATTACTCATCGAGGAACCATCTCGGAAGCATCAGCGGGGACGGCAGTCACGTCGCTAGAACTTCAAAGATTAGTATCTGGACAGAAGGTATCTCCATGAGCGGACAAAATAGGCAATTAGCGACACCAAAATTAAATGATCTACTGGAGATGACAAGGAGAGAGATTTTCTTATCTCTTAACTGTCATGCAATAGGTACTATAACGAAATTTAATCCAGCAAAGCAAACTGCTGAGGTCCAAATATCGTATACTCAACAGTATTCAACTCCAGATCCAAATGCTCTACCGATTGAAAAAGCATACCCTCCACTGGCAGACGTTCCGGTGATTGTAGTCCACGGAGGTACCGCCGGATTAACGATGCCGATCAAGCCAGGGGATGGATGTATTGTCCTGTTCAATGACCGAGATATTGACCGATGGTTTGTAAATGGTCCTGGTGGACCTCCCGAGAGCGCAAGGCTTCACTCGATTGCCGATGGGATTGCCTTGGTCGGACTCAATCCAACGAATGACCCAATCTCACCATACGACACCGCTCGGGCCGTTCTTTACAATGGCACGACTATGGTCGGCGTTGGAGAGAGTCTAATCAAGATCGCAAATGCCTCTCATACGTTGAATGCCCTCCTTCAAGAGCTGGTCGCAGAGGTAAAGGCTCTGGCAACCAAGGCGCAGATGATAACCATGACCGGCGTAATACCTGGCGGCGGTGTGAGCGGACCACCTCAGAACGCGGCTGACTTTGTAACCATTGCGAGCGATATTGATGCCACGGCATCGAAGATCGCGGAACTTTTGGAGTGACACAATGAAGGTACGAAGCATTGACGTGAACGGGGACTGGAACTTCGGCAAGGGCAGAAACGACTACCTGAGTCAGAACGCTGCAATTGCTCAAAAGATTGTGACCACGCTTCGGTCCTTCCTCGGAGACTGTTTTTTCAATACTGGAGCTGGAATTGACTGGTGGAACCTCCTCGGAGGCAAGTCCAAGATTGCGATTGAGTTATCGGTGAAGACGGCAATTTTGAACGTGGAGGGTGTCTCGGGCATCAACGATATGAGTGTTTCACTTGATGCGAACCGGGCAGCTCAACTATCATATAACGTAACGACTGTATATCAGGGTGGGATCACGCAGCAGGTTGACCTGCTTGCTGCTCCGACTCCATGAGGTAGACGATGCCAAACGCGATCACATCGATAGGACTTACGACAAAAACAAATGACGAGCTGACCTCACAGCTCCAGGATGAGTTTGGGTCGATTTATGGATCGGATGTGAACCTTGATCAAGACACTCCCGATGGCCAGATGCTCAACATCTTCATTCAGGCGGCGCTCGACAACCTCGACTTCCTCACTCAGATTTATAATAGTTTCAATCCAGACGCGGCATTCGGAGTCACTCTTGACCAGAGAGTCGCGATCAACGGCATCCAAAGACAGGCCGCAACCCATACGGTAACGAACGTGACTATTGTCACCGACCAGGCCGTCGATCTCATTGGACAGGACGCCCTAGTTGGAAACCCGGCGGCATCAGTTTTCACAGTATCCGATAGCGCAGGAACGAAGTTTCAGCTTGTGACCTCTCAGAGTTTTTCCGCTGCTGGAACATACGTCCAATCATTTGTGGCAGTGAATCCTGGAGCGGTATTGACCGTCCCGAACACAATCACGAATATGGTTACCGTGGTTCTCGGCGTATCAACCGTGAACAATCCTACTACCTACGCTTCGCTCGGTGTGAATGAGGAGACAGACGCTCAGCTCCGCATCCGAAGGCAACAGTCCGTCGCCCTCTCATCGCAGGGGTACTTCGATGGTCTACTCGCAGCAATCGAGAACCTTGCCGGAGTCACAAGCGCATACGTCTATGAGAACGTGACAAACGTAGTTGATGCCGATGGTGTACCCGCTCATTCAATTTGGGTGATCGTCCAAGGTGGGACCGTAGCGGATATAGCGAATGCTATCTACGTCAAGCGTAACGCTGGATGCGGAATGAAGGGTTCTCAGAGTCATACGATAGTTCAGCTCGACGGATCTCCGTTCACAATCTATTGGGACACGGTTGCTCCCGAAGATCTATTCATCCAATTCAATGCGAGTTCAATCAACGGAGTTGATGCAATTGATGCGGTGTATATAGCCAATCAGCTTGCAATCAAGTTTGCGCCAGGAGTCTACAAGTCGGTGAACATCAATGAGCTGGCAACGCTCGTCCAGGAGATCGATCCGAACTGTCTTGTGACTGGAGCTGGCTTTTGTCTTACGGTCGGCGGGACGTACACAAACACGCTCACTCCGACTGCCAAAAATAACCAGTTCGCTGTATCGTCGGCGAACATTGCGATCACGGTCATCTGATATGAGAACTGAAGAACAGAAACAAAAACAGCGGGAAGCTACAGCACGATGGAGAGCTAAAAATCCATCATACGAAAAAGAATATTATTCAAAAAACAGTTCAAAAATAAATGCTCGCCTACTCGAATGGAATGTAAAAAATCCAGAATATAGGCGCTCAACAATGGCAATGAGACACGTTGTGGTCGGGCCAAAAAATAAGCTGGCTTCTCACTATCGGTCAGAGATCAAACAAATTTATCGGCTTGCACACACCAAAACAATAGAGACAGGAATTGTTCATGTTGTAGATCATATCATCCCAATAGGCCATAAAGACGTTACTGGATTACACGTTCCTTGGAATCTACGGGTGATAACTGACGCAGAGAATAAATCAAAGTCAGGTAGGTTGTGTGTATGACGACTCAGGAGATTATTGAGTATTATAGTAAACTACTCATAATCCAGTACGCAACGAAACCAAAGGCTGTCGGGACGGTTCAGTCCTTGGTTGGCTTGGTGGTCATGGATCAGCTTCCGGCGCAGCTCCGGGACGCATTCAACATCGACACCGCCGTTGGAGTCCAGCTTGACGTCCTTGGTAAGTACGCAGGTGTCACCCGAGCGGCGCTCGACTTCACCGGTATGGTAAGCCTGTCGGACACTGACTTTCGTGCTCTCATCAAGCTCAAGATCGTAAAGAACAATTCTGGTTCATCTCTGTACGACATTCAGAAGATCATCACCACGTTTTTCAACTCAAAGATGCGCGTGTTCGACTACACAGACATGACCATGCTGTACTTCTTCGACTCGACGTTTGCGAGTTACGAGCTGGCGCAGGTAGCCATCAGAGCCGGGCTGTTCCCAAGGCCGATGGGAGTGTTCTCGCGGGGCATCTTCTACCTTCCAAATATTTACGACATGTTTGAGTTCCGGACGTACACGACGGTTGATGTTGCCGGAAGGGGCTTTAATAGTTACGCTAGTTACAATCTGAACTGGCCGTGGTTGAGTTACGCGAACAAGATAGCTTGAGGGAGAGACAATGGCAAAACTTACGAGAGTAAACCAGAAGATTTTTGGATCGAGCGCACCTTCTACTGAGATCGGGAAGTTCGGATCGCTCGCTGCCGGAAGTCCGGTTACGACCACTGACCCGGTACAGATTCAGGCTCTCTCTGCATTTCTCGGAGGTTGGTCACAAGCTATCGTTGGAGCAGGTTCTCCCGCGATGGAGGACATGAACGCTCTGTTCTATCTCTATGCCAGACAGCTCGCGTACCTGTTTGAGCGCGGCATTCCTGAGTGGGAGACAGGCACGACGTACTACTCTGGTTGCTTTGTCAGCGATGGTGCTGGCAACCTCTACACCTCTCTTGTTGATAACAATACGGGCAACGCGGTCACCAATGTTTCGTACTGGAAAGCATATACGACAGGTTCAGGCTCTGGCGGTGGGGGATCAACCGACCTTCTTGGCGGCCTTACCTCTCGCGAACTTGGAAGCGCATACGCAACAGCGCCCGGCGAGCTGTGGGATGACTTTAATGTTTCTGGTCGTGGCACTCTGACAAATTTCGCAGTCTCAAGTTCTGCGCTCAGATTTTCTGGATCGAACATTACGGCAAACCTCGTTCGTTCATCTAGCGTGTCTCCGGTCATCACTCGCGCTGAAGGTGTGGTTGTTGCCTCTCTGGTTCACACCGCACCAGACAATACCGCCGTATCATCGAACACCTTTGTTTTGTCAGGAGACTTTACGAACCTGTTCGCAGTTGGAAAGAACGTCCAGATTGCCTCGCTTCAGTATCCTGATGGAGCTGGTACTCAGCCGAAATTGGTTTCGCTGTTCGACCCGGCAAGCAATCTGATGGCGTTGTTCCCCGTGTCTTCTGTGTCGTATAATTCCGGCACGGACAAGACCACGCTTGTGCTGACGAACAGCTCATCGCTTGATCTTTCGATGGGACTATCTGCCGCAAACTATATGGCACAGCTCCGCATTATCCCATTTGACTATCAGTTCTACTTTGGTGGAGCGGCGGCAACATTTGAAGCTCAGGGCATTTATGATGCCGGTATTTATGAACCTTCTGTTGTTCGCATTCCTGCCGAGAACTACCTCTCAAAGATCGCAGGATCTCTCTCTGGTTCTGCATATAAAACTGATGCGGCCATTTCGAAAAGTGGCCAGTACGTCGTGGTTCGCGTCAACGAAAAGACAGGCGGAAATAACTTATGGCATTGGTTTGGCTCAAGTGACTACGGAAAAACCTTCACAGAGGTAGGTTCAAAAAGTGAGGCTGGTACTGCCAGTGAAGAGTTTGGCGGTTCGTTTGCTCTTGCAAACAGTAGTCAAATTGGTATTGCCAACAACGGAAGATTTGTTTCGACGTATCACAAAAGTAATTCCCAAGATGAAGTGTGGGCGATCACTTGCGACCTATCTGTCGGCGCGGGGTCATTTGCTGATATCGTAGCAAACGGACTTGGTGTCACAGGCAAAGTCGTTTCGAACGGCGTAAACAACTTTCTTTCTATCGTAGCCGTTGATCAAGTTGACTGCTCATTTTTTTCCATCCCGTACTGGAATACTGGCGCGGGTGGCAACATCGTATCCTATACTTGGGTCAGCGGTACACAAACGTGGATAGGTACCACATCGGCAAGCCCGTCTTGGAATATCAACTACAACGCAAAAGCTTGTATCGTTGGGTCGGGATCAACTCACCGCTGTGCGATGTTTGTTGAGCACACCTCGGGAATCCTGTACTTCAATTATGTTGATCAATCGGCACCGACAACGCTCACCGTTGGGAATTCAATTCAAGCCTCGACTGAGTTTGTTGATGCTCAAGTTTTGGCAAACGGTAAAGCCTATGTGTTAATGCGAAACTATGGGGCGAGCACCGCTCAATTCGGGTACGCATCAAACGTAGCTACGGGATCGCCATCGTTTACGGTTAGCCAACTTTCAATTTTGAATCCAGCTACCTTTAACGGGTATAGCGCAAACGTGAGCGTGAACGGTTTCAAAACACCACACCGAATTGTTGTTGACCCGTCGGATGACAAGCACGTGTTTTTGGCCTCGGATTTTTATCACCCCGATGGAATTGAGCGGGCACAACTTTATGAGCTTTGTGATTTAACGAGCTACGTCGGCGCATCTATCACGCAGTATTCACTCGGAAGCCCGTTTCCACTTAGAAACACTACGGCAGAAACTCAAATGGCAATGACCTTCACCGGATCGGCCACGAGAGTGCGAACGCTATCAATCCCGATTTATCAAACGGGTACGATTCCGGCAGGATCGACCTTGACGTGCTCCATTTACAATACTTCAAGCGGTCTTCCGACAACGCTTTTGGCGTCTTCTACAACAACATATGACGCGAGCAAAATTACAAAAAATACGTCTGGACAGTGGTGCCATTTCAACTTCCCGACGCAATCACTGACCGGCGTATACGCCTTTGTACTGACTGCAACGTACCCGGTGAGCGCCAGTAACTACCTCACCGTGAAAGGCACGTCTTCGAACCCATATGCCGGTGGCAATGTTAGCTATAATAACGGCTCAGTGTGGGCCGCGACAGGCTCAGGTGGTGCCACCACCACGTGGGATTGGGGCATGGAAGTTAATGGCGAATACGTTACTGATGCGGGTCAGGCCGTGCAAGCCGGTGCCTCATACAGCGGCTTTGCTTTTCACGATCAAGAAACTCAAATCGAACTTATCGATTCAACGACTGCGGCTCTTGTCTATCGCCGAACGTCAGTGATGCGCGGTGATACTGATAGGCCGTATACTGGGCACCCATTTCGAAGGGTAATCTCGATTGGCTCTGGCGGATCTCAATCAACATTGTCGACAGCCGTTGTGGCCGGGTATCAAGCTACAAAATACGACCCCTATCTTTTCTTTCAAACTGCGAATGGGTCAACCGAGTGCGGACGAATCGCAGTCGCGACAGGTGTTGTCGATACGACAAAACTGTCAGAAGAAAACGCGGGTATTGAGAGCATCGCGACCAACAGCTACAACAACGTAGTTTACGGGTCAGACGCAGCTTTTCAAACTGGCACCTACCTGCAATGCAATGGCTCGAATGTGAGCGTTGAATACGCGTCAACAAATCTCGGTCCAGCGATGCAGTGCACAGTCGGTACTCCGATGATCGTTGAGGCTGAGATCAAATCGATGACTTCGGGCACGATTTGCTCACTCTACAATCACTCGGGCGGTGTTTACGGGTGGGCTTTCGAGGTCAACTCTTCTGATCAATCACTTATGTTTCTCACACGAGACACAAGTGCGGGTGACGGGCTAGCAAGGTCTGTTGCGGGGTTTGTTGGCGGAAGCTCATACTACAGGGTGCGAATGGTTTATGACGGTACCACGATGCGGCTCTACAAAAATACATCGAGCGTTGGTGGTACATGGGGAGAAGCGTCATCGTACATAACCCAGACCGCGTTGAGAAATACCACGGCAAGCCCAAATTTTTGGGTTGGTCGGCAGCCAAGTGTTGGTGGGGCGGATGAGTACAGCAACGGAAAAATAGGTTATGTGAAGTTTGCAAAGGGCGTTTCGAGCTTTGTGAATGATGGGTACTATCGACAGAATCCTATTACAGGAATCGTCAATCTCGGATCTGTTATTGTTGGCGAGTTTCGCGGTGGTCAGGCAAGCGCAACCGCTGGAGTAAACTTCATCCAACCGGCGTTCATCCCAAGGTTTACCTCTGGTGTGGTTGACTCATATGACCAAATCTTCAGACTGAAGGCGACGTTGACCACTCCTGGTTCAGCACCTCAGTTTAAGATCGTCGGCGGCAGAGTATCGACGCGAGACAACTCATCATTCCAAGGATACATGAGCCAATTCGACAAGTGAGGTCTGATTGGATGAGCTGATTAAAGAAGTTCAAGAGCATTATTGGGATCGCGGCCTGGTCACTCGTGACCGCGATCCTTCTATTGACTCGACAGGGAACGGACTTCTCCATATGAGTCTGTTCTATCTCATCCTTCAAAAGACCCATCAGCTAAGCCCACTTGATAGAAATGCCTTCATTGAGACCGTTGACTCATGCTGGAAAGAACCCGGCCTTCTCAATCGCTCGCCGACAAAGAAAGATCTTGAGAGTAGAGACGATTACGTTGGTGTTTGCGCGATCTCAGCTCTACTCGAAACCGATCACGCGATGCAGATTGTAAAGTACGGTGCCGAGCACGGGTGGTCGTATGACAATGATCCGCTACCGTTTCAATGGAATAACGTGGTGGACTACGTGACTCACGTTGTATCTGCAAAACACTCAAAGTTCATAGGGATCGTACCGTTCTATAAACAGTGTGCTGGCCTTGAGATTGATGCAATGGATGAGTACCTACTGGCAGAACACATCAGGAGAGATATTCACTCGGACGATGTGAGTGGTAAAATGATGACCCTCCTAATGAGTCACGTCGCGCATGGCGAGGAGATTGGTTTTGAACTGGTTCGCTGGCGCAGTGACTTCAACAGTCGTTATCCGAATATTGGATCAATGTTGTCACTTGTGTTTGGAGCAGATCATCCTCTAGCGAAGGTGACCATTAGCGTATGATGGATTTGTTTGCCGGTATATGCCAGCGCATCAATGATCCAAATGCGAAGTTTCCAATCACCCCAGAGCTTCTCTGTGCCATAGGGACCGTTGAGTCAAACCTTGATGGATGGAAGGTTCGATTTGAGCCGTCCTGGTCGTACTATTACGAGGTCGCTCACTTCGCAAAAGTAGTCGACATATCTGTTGCGACGGAGAAGGTGTGTCAGGCTATGAGCTGGGGAGTTATTCAGATCATGGGGAGTTGCGCGAGACAGCGCGGTTTCGATGGGGATCTCACTCAGCTATGCCAACCTGAACTTGGGGTTTACTACGGCGCTCTGCATTTGAAGGGGTTCATGATAAGATACTCTGGAAACCTACAGGATGCAATAGCGGCGTACAATGCTGGTTCAGCTCGTAGACAAATCGTCGGTCAAACGACCGGGCCTTATGTGAACCAGACTTACGTCGATAAGGTAATAAAAGTTTTTGAACAACTGAAAAAGGAGAAAACAAATGGATAATAAAAAACCTTGGTTATCGAAGACGATTTTGATGAACACCGTGATCGGCCTGGCCGCCGTGGTGACTCCGTTTCTGCCTCAAGCCGCCGTGGTACAGGCGTGGATTGGATCTCACGTTGTCGTGATTGGCACTGTGTGGTCGGTGCTCAACATCGCTCTCCGCGCGATCACCAAAGACAAGATCTCCTTAGCTGACTAAATGCTGGCGTTGATAGCTTCGATTATCAGATTTCTCCCTGCTGTAACGGTTCTGGTTAATATGCTTGAAAAGAAAGTCGCAGCGAACGAGGGATCATCCAAGCAGGACAAGATCGCAGAGGTCAATGATGCGTTCAAAGCAGCTGATGAATCTGGCGATCCGGTCGCTCTCTCTCGCCTTATAAATGGCGGGTAACCTGCACCTGGAGCGATAGGACGATGATTGGACCGGGCGACACGAGGGGGCTCTGTGCTCGGTCCAATCTTTTTGAGGTGTCATGATGGGAAAGATTTTCTGGATCTGTATCTCGTTTACCCTAGCCGGGTGCTCGTCTATTCCGAGAAACCTGACGGCGTGTGTCGTAAAAGCAGATAATCTTAACTGTTCAAAGAATGGCGAACCGGCATTCACAAAAGACTTCGATCAGGCTATCGGCATGGTCTGTATGCCGCAGGAGGATGCCCGCACGTTGGTCGAGATGTACCTTTCGAAGGGTAAATAGGGCAGAGTGGCCATCGTCGAGAGTTCGTGGCCTATAAGCGAACGTCGTTAAAATTCAGTTCCGCGTCAAAGAACCTTTGAGACTCTGGCCATATCAAACAACGAGAAGACCCTGCCTATATCCTCGGACAGACCTGGTGCGTCACACTTTGGTAAGAGCACGGTGAGCTGTTTCTCTAATAGCTCAAGAGTTCTCGTAGCAATAACCAAACGCATCTCAAGTCTTTCCCGATCTCTCTCCTTGTCGTAAAGGTCGCGCCTCAATGAATCGACTTCGGGAAGTGCGTCAACCATCATCATGAGTAAAAGTATATCACACCCATAAATCATGTTGACAAATTTAAGACGTTATTAGATCGGATGTTTTAGTGTCACCCCCATTAAAAGATCGACTCTATGCTCTGTCTATACCCGAACCGAACACTGGATGCTGGCTATGGACTGGCGTTAGATGTACGCAGGGATATGGCAAAATAAGTCTGGTTCGGCGAGGCAAGCGGAAGCTTCGAGCTGCCCACAGAGCCTCATACGAGTGCTTTAATGGTAAAATCCCAGATGGGATATGGGTTTTGCATCGCTGTGATACTCCAGCCTGTATCAATCCAGAGCATTTGTTTCTTGGGACCGCAAAAGATAATACCGCTGATATGATTAAAAAAGGACGCAATAGACCGCCGTACGGCAATCATAACGCTCGCTCAAAATTATCAATTGAAATTGCACAACAGATAAGGCGGGCCTACGCGAGTGGTGGCACCTCATATTTCAAACTGTCACAACTGTATGGAGTTACTCCAACAGCAATTCAGCAAGTGGTTCGCAATCTCACATGGAAGTCCTTGCCGTAATTATATAAATAGTGGTCTAATTAATTCGTGTTTATCGTCTCCATCCCGGTCGATCCGGTAGCAAAAGGCAGACCACGCATGGCTAGAACGGGACACGTTTACACCCCTGCAAAAACCGCACAGTACGAAAAGATTGTTGGATGGCACGTCCGCTCGAAGTGGACTCACTCAAAACCATACGACGGAGCACTGGTCGTCACGCTCGTCTTCCATATCGTAAAGAAACCACACTCGAAGCTTGGTGTTTGGCCAACCGGAGTACCTGATACCGACAACCTCGTAAAAGCGGTCACTGACGCCATACAGGGGATTTGTTTTATAAACGACTCCCAGATCGTTGAGATTCACGCGAAGAAGGTGTGGTCGAGTGGTCCAGCCGGATCGATCTTTTTACAGCTTACCGGCAAGTAACAAACGTCTTTACTTATCGTAAACGATGGACTATAACGTGGCATATTATGATTCTGAAAAAACTTGTAAAAGAAAAAACCATATTGATAAACATTAAAATTCGCCCGTCGGAGCTGAAGAAAATCCGCGAGAACGCTGAAGCATGGGCTGGCGGCAATCTCTCAGAGTGGCTTCGTTTTGCCGGAATACGCCATAAACCATCAAGAGAAGAGCTGACGAAATAGCAAAGCAAATTATACTTAACAGTGTAAATATGCTTTAACCAATGGAGATGAATGTGGGTGTGTATTTAGGTGACGGTCTATACGCCGAGGATCAGGGTTCTATGATTATTCTGCGAGCGAATCGAGACGGTGTCGACCATTGGGTTGGTCTTGAAGACGGGGTGTTGAAGAAGTTTTTCAACTACGTCGCTAAACAGCGTGGAGTAAATATAGAGGTAACTAAGACGGATCGTCAAGAAGATTTATCCGCCCCATCAAAATAGGTCAAAGAGCTAGAGATAGACCGAACTGAACTAGGCCTATCTCAAACCCGGAACCACGGTTCGTGCCGACCAACATGGGCCGTGGTTCTTAATTAAAAACAATGGAGACAAAAATGGCAAAGATCAATCCAGAACGAGCCGCAGAAGCTGCTACGAGAATAGCACAATCGATCGAACATGATCACAATTGCGGCCTGGGCGATGCCTGGAACGCTTCAACGGGTCAATGGCTTGTATATGGCTTTGAGCGACAGCTTGGCTTCGCCGGAGCAGTTGAACTGGAAGCACAAGTTGAACGCGCTTGGAAGCGCGGACTGCGCGGGCCGGAGCTTGCGAGAGTAGTTTATACGACGCTTTTGTCAGTGTGAGGACAGCGAAATGATCTGTGCGAAGTGTGATGGACCAGCAGACGGAAATTATTGCATCTCACCAGAGAGGCATCGGGACGTGGCATTGTGCCGCCCGTGCGCGATGATGATTGACGCAGCACCAGATATGATTGACGCGCTCCAGGTAAGCATTCGCCTACTTAAGGATTCCGAAGGCGTAAATAATGACGTGCTGCGTTATATTCAAGGTGTTATCGACCGGGCGAAGGGTGAGGGAAAACACCAGTATGATTAATAATTAGTTTACAAAGCGACACGTCTTATTTACGTTTACGTGGAATTGAAAAATTCCGGCTTGCTGGTCGTGACGTTTTTAAGACAGAACGCAAAATTTTGACTGCGGTTTAATCGCAGTTTCTTGTCCGAATAATTCTGTCTTAAACAAGCCCCGCTGGCAGCAACCAGTGGGGCTTTCTGTTTTTGGGGATTAGGGGTGGCAAGAAAATGATAGGAAAAGGCACCAAAGAATACTCGATCATTATACTCAATTGGGAGCGGTTTAATCCGCGCTCTGATGTGAAAAATCCGAGCTGGTTACGACTTCAACACAACCTATTCGAGGACTGGAAATTTTACGATTTTTCGCATAGCGAAATAGTATTTTGGATCTATCTTCTTTGTGAAGCTTCTCGCCGCAATCAGGGTGGAATGGTCACCGTGAACATCGAACACGCTCACCGTGTGTCAAGATTGGACGCCACCGTGTGCAATTCTGCAATCGAAAAACTTCAAAGAAATAAGGTAGTTGAAGTACGCACGTTACGTGGACGGTACGCGCACGGTACGTCCACGTGCACTACGAGACGATACGATACGGAACGAGACGTTACGAAACGAGACGAAACGAACGAAACGAACGAAAAAAAAGAAAGCACGTCTCCTTCGGAGACGGCAGAGCCTTTGGTTGAACTTACTCGAAAAAGTAAACCCAACGAAATAGTTGCCTTATTTTGTAAGGAATATAAGCGCCGGTACGGTACAAGTTACAAAATACAGCCCAAAGAGGTCGCAGCCCTTAAAAGGCTTCGTGAACTTTTAGGAGCAGACAACTACGAGGGGGTTGTTGCAGCTTATGTCGATATGCCAGATCAGTGGTTTTTAACCAAAAGACACGACGTAATAACGCTGGAGTCAAACTTAGCAAAGGTTACTCAGTTCGTTCAGTCGGGGCGGCGAATGATAACGCAGACGGAAATTAAACAAATAGACCAGAGACAGGCGAATGCGAACGTCTGGGATAAATTAATCGAAGAAAAACAAAAGGAGGAGTCTCGTGACAGTAACTAGAGTTTTGACCGCCTTAAAGTTAATGGGAGAACTATCTGGGAGAACTTTATCGGAAGGTGCGGCTAGAATGTTTGCCGATAGTTTATCAAGCTTTCAACCAGACGCGGTATTAAAAGCTCTTGAACTATGTCGAAGAGAGTTAAATCGGTTTCCAACGATTGCAGACGTAATTGCACGAATCCCAGATGGTCACCTTGGGGTGGAAGAAGCGTGGGCCCTCTGTCCGAAGTCTGAAGAAGAGACCGTTGTATGGACTTCTGAAATTTGTCACGCATTTACCGCAGCTCGGGCACTTCTCGAGGACGACGCCATTGCGGCGCGGATGACGTTCAAAGAAGTTTATGCGAAAGAGCTACAAGCGGCGAGATCAGAAAATAGACAAGCAAAATGGATTGTATCTTTTGGCTTCGATAAAACGCGGCGAGAACAAGCAATACTAGAGGCAGTCGATAAAAAGCGATTACCAGCCTCAGAAGTAATTCGATATTTACCACTTTTACCAGATAGTGAGACGAAACAAAAAATACAAATGCTTTTATCAAAACAAGAATTAAAAGAAATTGAACATCAAATCTGACAGTGAACCGCCAGGCAGATAACCAAAACCAAAGGAGACGACAATGAAAGTGAAGAAGAAATTATGTGACCATTGTGGAGCAAGCATGATTGTTAATTACTACGCCATGAACAAAGCACTGATTGGGGCATTGCATAAGATTGCAGTGAAGCCAGGAGGAGGTAAGGCGTGTGAGTTTGGTTTTTCCCGCGTAGAATATTCGGTTTATACAAAACTCAAATGGTGGGGATTGATCACTCCTTACGGGGACGATGAAGGATGCTGGATGATTACACCAAATGGAACGGAGTTTCTTGCAGGAGAGATCAGAGTTCCAAAAAAAGTTGGATACTTCAGAAATAGATTAGTTGAGTCAACAATCGACGAAGAGATCTATATCGATCAGGTGAAGGGCGGCTCAGAGTCAAGGCGAAAGTACGTCGAACAGATGAGAGAGTTTGTGTCGAATAAAACAGACCAACTCCCGCTTTTCTGATTACAATAAAAAATATTGAGTATATATACGTATTGGAGACAATATGAACAATCACGCTATGTACACAGAAGGAACCATAGAACATTTTATTCAACTGCTACACAACGTAGCTTCTTCTATGCCTAATCAGAATATGGCAAACGAGTTAAAAGATATAAAGCAAGAGCTACAATTTACAAAAGATGCGCTTGAACAGGCAGAATATGATTTTGAAAAACTGTCGGAAAAATTCGATAGGCTGAAAAATAATAGGCAGGCAGCAAAAAAAACCAGGAAACGAAAATGAGTGATTCCCTGTATAAATTGACCGTCGAAGCGAATACGCTTGAGCAGCTCTTGATCGAAGCTGATGGAGAGCTGTGCCCTATCCTCGAAGAATGGATGACCGAGATCGCTACCAAACTCGCGAACAAAGTCGATGCCATCGATTTCGTCGTGAGCAAGTTTGAAGCCTCCGAAGAGAACCTTCGCCGGAAGGCTGCGGCCTATGAGGAGAAGGCAAGAACACTGGCAAACGCTCAGAAGCGGATCAAGGAAAATGTTAAGGCAGCGATGATTGCCAACGGCCTTGATTGCGTCGAGGGATCGGATGCGAAATTCACCATCGCGAAAGGAAGCCCGAAGCTTGTCGTGACTGACCAGACGAAAGTCCCAGCACGATACATCATCCATGAACCGAGAGTCGATAACGAGAAGCTAAAGGCAGACCTCTTGAAACTCGAGAAGGGCGGCAAGCTTGATATCGAGATCACCGGGGCAGAGATCCATAGAACACCGTCGCTTCGTTGCGGCGTTTCAACCAAAACCAAGGAGACAGTATGAGTAAGAAGGAAACGACTGAAGTTGCTATCGCAGAAAAAGAACCATTCAATCAGGCACAGATCGACCTCATCAAAAGTCAGATCGCTGCTGGAGCGACCGACGATGAGCTGAAATATTTTCTCAACTACTGCAAGAGAACTGGACTTGATCCGCTCACTCGGCAGATTTATTTTCAGAAGCGTAAACAGAAAAATTATAAGACCGGCGAGTACGAGTACAAGATGGTTATCATCACCTCAATTGACGGATACCGTCTTGTCGCGGCGCGGACTGGAGAACA